CTTCCGAACAGACCGCGGGGGTCTGCCCATCCACTCGACTGCCGGAACAAGCCCTTGATCTTCACGTCGCCAGTGTCGAAGTCCAGAATGTCACTGGTGGCGAAAGAGGCCCGCTCATACAGGTTGAGCTTGTGGTTTTCCTTCGCTGCACAGACGAACCAGTCGTCCGTGTTCGTCAGGTAGTCCCAGACCTGAAGCGTCAGGCCCAAGCCGCTGATGGGCTGCACAGCGTTGGTGTTGTCCTCGGGTGTCTGCGAGGAATCGAGAATGCGGACAGCGGCGAACTGAAGGTCCGGCGGTACGAGCAGTGTCTCGGGCTTGATGGACAGGCGCTTGCCGCCGCCATCCCGCTGGTTGCGGAAGTCGATCAGCGCCTGCTCCAACGACGTGGTCGAGAGGTCCGCAGCTGTTGAAAGCTCGTTGGCATAGGTCGCTCCGTCCTCACGGACGTGAGCCGTGGAGAAGAGCTCCACACCATCGGCACCTGTAACTCCACTGTCGAACCCATTGTTGAAGTGGTTCGCCAGCGTGGTTTCCTCTGTGGCGTATGCAGCCCTGCCGAGTTCTGCCGGCTGGTCTTCCATCACGTTGTAGAGGTCGTCAGCCCACTGTTCCATCGTAATGCGAACTGCCGACGCGAACACCGTGTGGGTATACGTGTTGAGGAAACCTTCAACCGGGGAGGTGTAGTCTACAGCAGCCCCCTCGGCCTTCTGCGTCATGATTCCCAGACCTCCGAATGTCAGTGAGTGCTCACGAATCTGATCCGAGTCGTAGACATTGAAGATCTTGCGTCCCACTGGCTCCCGCTGACTCCACGCCTGATACACGATCATGTGTATGCCGCGCAGGGTGGTGTCATTAGGAAAACCAGAGGTAGTGGCGAGTGCTGGCATTTTCTGGCTCCCTTAGATGCCTGTGGTCGTGTTCCACATCGTCTCGACGCCGATAACCCGCCAGATGGCAAAGTCTGCCACTGCACTGTCGGGGTCGGTTACATAGTCGAGGCGCTGGAATCCACCAATCGTCGCGGCTGTCGTGCCTGACAATTCGTGAGCGGAAAGTCGCGTGTAGGTCGATCCTGCCGTAGCGACGTGGTCAGAAATGAGCCCGATGATAGACTGCGTCGGCGTGCCGGTGCCGTCATCTTGGGCGTGAAACTCCTGGGCTCGAGCATCAGCAACGGGAAGATCCACACCCGTTGAGGCTTTCGTATACCCCAGGACGCTGCCGATAATCAGTGTTGACGCTGCTGCCGCCGATACCATGTTGCCGGTGGCCTCCAATGCTACCACGTCGTTGATGTAGAGGATCGTGGCGTTGGTGGCTCCGACACTGTAGGGCCGAGCGCGCAGCAGGGGTGTGGCAACGAAACCAAAGGCAAGGTCCACGTTGGCCATTAGGTATTACCTCCGATGCGTGTATCTGTTTTCACCTGGTTCCATGTCAAAGGATATCTCACCCGACGCCACGCGACCCTCGACATTTCGCGAAAGACGCATGGCATTTTCGTGAGGCACTCCCTGACGCCGATAGTGCTCATAAGCGTTCTTCCCCAGGTCGCTCTGGCTGTTCTGAAGATCCTCGGCACGGCCCACGGTGGCACCCTGTGATCGAATCTTCTGCTGGCGCAGTGCGTTTCTCTTCTCGCGCAAGGGAGCTGGCATCTCCATCAAGACAAGCTCATTGGCGCGTGCTGTCGTATCCTCGCGGGACTGCTGGCTTGGCATCTCCGCATCCCCACGCTCTACGACGCGCATACCCCAATCTTTGTAGCGCTGGACGTTCTTGGCGCTTGCCCATCGCAAGACACCGCCACGCCCTCGCACCTTGTCTTTGACTTCCTTGCCCACATAGAGATAATCGAACTCATCGAAACTCTCGCCGAGGAGCATGCCCTCAAAGTCTATTTCCTGCTCCTCGCGAGCTTCGAGCTCTTTCATCTTCTCGTAGGCTTCCCATCCGAGGTCTGCCCAATGCAGCCTTGCGAACTCCAGCTTGGTTTCGTGCTGCTCATCAAGGTGGTGTCCGAGGGCATTCTTCTGCTCACCGAGACTCCCCGTCACCGGGGACCACGGACAGAAGGGGCACTGAAGCATGCCGCTCTCGTTTGGGTCCAGCTTTGTTCCCGCCCACTGTGCTCCCACGGAGGGCTTGGTGACTACCTTGGCTTCACGTTTATCGGTAGGCATCTATTACTCCCGAGTGTGCACAAAGGTGCGTTGTGAAGGTAACTGGGTTTGCTGCTGCTGCGGTTGTCGGGACCCGTGCTCCACCGTCGAAGACTGGGGGCCACCGAGGCTGCGCAGCTGCTCAATCGTCTTTCCCTGAAATGAATTGGGAAAGCGTTCCTGAATCTCGCGAAGCTCCGCATCGTTGTTGTCGCGAAGCTGCTTTTCTGTGGGGCGAGAACCTCCGGGCTGCAGGGGGCTGTTGCCCCCCTCGCGGGGTGTTGCGGGCTGCGTCGTTGGGCGGATGTCTCCACTGCGGAGCATGTCCGTCCACACCTTGTTGAGAAGGTGCTCCTGATTGCCCTTCTGTCCCCACGCCGGATTCTGGCGTATCTGCTCACCCATGCGTCTTCCGATTTCCTTCTCCGCATTGTCGTCAATGAGGCCGCGAGTCTTCATGCCTGCAAGCTCCTCGCCCATAGTTATCGACGCCGTGACGGACCCGAGCTTCGTGTCGAACTCCTGCTGCAGCTCCTGGCGTATCTCACCACGAAACTGATCCAGAGCCTCTCGGGTTTCATGCTGCGAGACACCGCGAACAGCGCGTAGTGCCTTCTGTCCTTCCTCGTCATTCCCAAAGGGCTCTATGAGCTCATCGGGAACGCCGGGGGCGGGTGCCACACTCTGCTGCTGCTGGTTCAGCTGGTTTTGAAGTATCAGGTTTTGCTGTGCGATAAGCTGCGCGGCATTCTCTGCCTCGCGGCGTCGCGATGTCTCCTCCCGCAGCCGATAAGACGGCACCTGGCCTGATGCGCCATCGTCTGCGGAATCCGTGCTCGGATCGGGCTGAACTATCGTGTCAGCGGACGCGTACCGTATCTCGGGCTCGGGGGTGGAAGCAGGCTCACTTCCTGCCGCACTATCGGGTGCGGCACCAGCGCCTTGTGGTGTTACGTTGTCTTGAAGTGTTTCTTCGGGCATTGTCGCATGCTCCTGGCGAGTTAGTTAATACAACTTCCGGCTCGGACTGCCCTTGCCGGCTTTCTTCGATGCTGTCTTCATCCCACCCTTGGACGCTCTCTTGCCTGCGCCCTGCTGTTGGGTTTTTGCACCACCATCATACTTGCCCTTGGGCATGTGTGGATCACCTCCTCTTTTAGGTTTGGCGCTGCGCTTTCGCTTGCTTTAGGCGGTCCCGACGTGTCGCCTCCTCACTGAGCATATCTGCTGCCTTGAGGAGCTGGCCGACGGTAAGGCCCTCTTCGATTAATACCGGCTCGGGCGTAGGACGTCCCAAGACTTCCGGTGGCGAGTCTGTAAAGTCAAAGAACCCGAACCTCTTGCTGCTGTTGAGCCTGTTCTGCACTATGCGTCGTTTTGTTTCCGGCCCTAATTGCAGTAGTGGCATCTTTCTCCATTCTCCTCAAGAACTCGTAGACATCGCGAACCCCCTGATGCTGGCCTCCGCGGTGCATGCGCTCCTCGGCGTCGATGCCGGGCCTGACGGTTTTCAAGACGTCTTGTGCTGACTCGTTGAGGCGTGTCATCACCTCGCGGAGGACGATGTCCCACCCCGGAGACAGGGATGTCTCATATACGTCCATCTGCTCTTGGGAGGTTATCATAGATTTACATCCGGTGTAGGAGGTCCCTGCTGCGACGCTGCTGCCCCAAGGCCCACGGCTCCCGTGATGCCGAGGATTCGGAGTATCTCAAGATCCTCGGGGTCAAAGACGACGAAGTTAAATGTGCCTTTACCTGTGTCGCGGCTTCCCGCATCAAGGAATTTGACACCCTTGATCCCCAAAGACTGAAGTTCTTTTGTCCCTATCTCGTTCCTTCCAACATGTTCCAGATAATCCCCGCCTGTGCGTTTTAATAAATTTTCTCTTGTTGTATCTGCGACAAGCCTTGCGTGTTCAGGCCAGGTGCTTGACAACAAATCCACCTCTATGTCTTTTGCTTGTTTTTCAACATGGTTTTGTATAGCAGTTTTAACCTTTTCGCTTTGTTGGCTTATGGCCTTATCCCAGAGAAGAAAATCCTCATCAGCGACTTTCAGGGCCGATTCATAAACGTACCCTGCGTCTTCTATGCGTATGCCTTTCTTCTCCATGTGGTCCAAGGCGCTGAGAGCATTTCTGAAAAACTCTTCACTTGTAATGGAGGTGCCGGATGGGCCCTCCACCATTCCTGTGCTCCCAGAAGAGTCCTTGAGTTCTTTTTGAAGTTGCTTCTTTGCTTCTTTATAAGAACCTCCCGATTCAAGCCACGCGGACGCGGTGTCATGTTCTTTTGCAGGAAGCCCTTGAGCATCAACGATTTTTGGGTCAGAAAGGCTTTCTCTATAAAACTCTCCTGTTTCTGGGTTTTCAGCCTGATAATGTCCATGCCCCTTTGCTCGCCCTCCCTCACCCGTGCCGATGAATTCATCCTTGAACCGACCCATGGGATACCCCGGTTCGGGAGGTATTTTGTGTGGGGACCCATGGTAAACCTTCCGCAGCGCATTGGGGTCACTCTTCCTCACCATTGCCGTCAGTGCCCCAAGAAGAGGAGCCGCCAGTTCATCCACGGGGCCAGCCTCGGCCAACATCGTAAAAGGATCGGCTGACGCCGGGGCCATCTGGGCAGCCAAGCCTCCAAGGTCCTGAAGGGTAAAGCTCTCATTGCCCCCGGCGACACCCGGAGCCATGCGGGCGTGAGGTGATATTCTATCTGTGGCTATCATCGGCATAGCGGGCAGCTTCTTTGCCAGAGCCTGCATAGCCGCCATCAGGTTATAGCGCCCCGCCTGCGGGTCGATGTTCGCATCCTGACGTGTGGGTCCATATTGACCTGCCATCTACTTCTTGCCCCCACGCACTTTAGCCCTTCTTCGCACATTCACCTTAGATTTCTCTGGTACAGTCGCTTTAGCTTTCTTTCCTAATAGCCCCTTGTACTTTTGCCCTTCGGAGGGGGTGATGGCCGCACCCGTCTGCTTGCGCCGAACCTGATCCTTAGTAGCCCCCTGCACTTTGGGCGCTGGCTTAGAAGAACCATGCCATCCAACAACATTCTTGACCTTGATATCACCCATTCTATTTCTCCCTTACTGTCCGAGGTTCGGAGGTCCGCCCGATGCACTGTTGGCGGTCTGCGCCTGATAGGTCTGCGCGAAGTTGCTGACCCCCGACTCTGAGGGTATCTGCGCCGCAGCTCGATTGGCAAGGTCGGCACCTCCCTGCGGTGCCCCCTGCTGTTGTGGTTGCTGCTGCCCCTGTCCCGTCATCTGCTGCTGCGCGCCCTGCTGCTGCTGCATCTTCTTCTGCTGCTCGGCCTGGGCGTGCTGCTGGTAGTGGGCATTGATAGCCCGCTCCGCATTGGGGTTGTCTATAGTTCCCCAGATGGGGCCATTCAGGAATAGCGTAATCTTGTCCATATGGTCACGGTCGTTATCGCCAGGATGAATGGGTGCGGGCGTTCCCGGTCCGAACTTGTGCTCGATCATCTGCGCGAGCTCTTCGTCCTGATCCTTGAGGGTTCCCGCCGATACGGAGGTATGGGGGCCTATGAACTCCTCAATTTCGTAATCGCGGTATCCCATGGATCTGAGGACTTCGGCGGTCACCTGCCATAGTCTTCCCATGTCCTGCGTAACCAGGGGATTCTGGCTGAGAAACTGAAAG